ATGGTATACATAATGTACACTTTGCAAATTGGAGTTTAGTACCAGCTGATGTTGCAGATATGATGTTTATGGGATTTGATATTCCAGAAACATTTATTCATAGAAGCAAAAATAGAACAAGTCAATGTGTTATATCAGGTAAAGATCCAAGTACATTGCAAGAAAAGATTAAAATTGCAATAGAAATGAATCCACATCTTGATATCAATGATTTAAGATTAAAAATGGAAAAGGATGTTGGAGTTTGGATAACATATGTTAATGGTAATGATGTTGTTATTTCTATAGATTATCCTGTAGGATGGTCAGCAGGAAATACAGCTTTACATCTTGCTTGTCAAACACATCCACAAGAAGTTTATGTTTTGGGGTTTGATCTTAGTTCGTATGATAAACCTTTAAACAATATATATAAAGGTACAGATAATTATTTACCTATTAATGCTAAAGGTTTTAATCCTGATAATTGGTATCATCAAATGAGGACAATATTTGATGAATTTTCTGAAATTAAATTTTATTTAGTAGATAATGATAATGTAGGATTTTGTGCTATAGAAAATTTAGAGTATATAACAAAAAATGATTTGTGCGAGAGGTTAAAAATAATATGAATGGTGTTCCATTATTTCCAACTGGTGTGGTGAAACCATATATTACTCCTAAATCTTTTATGGAAACTTTAGACTTATCTAAAGTTACATTTGAGCAATTTGATGGCCAAACTAAACTTAGAACACAAAAATTCAATAACATTCTTTTGCAAACAGAATTTAAAGAAGTGAAAGAATGGATACAAAAATGTGCTGAGGATTTTCTTGATAATGTTTTGCAGATGGAATATGAGGAATTTTTTTTCACTGAGAGTTGGTTAAATATAAGTGGTAGGGGTGGTTATCAAAAAGTGCATAATCATTCTAATTCAATTATTAGTGGAACACTATATTTAAAATCAGAAAAGGGGCATCCACCATTAGAATTTAAGAAACAGAAAATGGAATGGGGGCCATTTATCTCACTAACAGAACATTATAAAAGGGGTAATCCAAATACTGCAAATACTTTGGCATTTCCCTGTACGCAAGATACAATGCTCGTATTTAATTCATATCACGGGCATGATGCAAGCAAAATTGAATCAGAAAGAATTGGGCTTGCATGGAATGGTTTAGTCAATTTTGTAGAGAAAGACAAAGACTTATACCGTATTAAATTTGTAAAGGAAGATAAATAAGACAATGTTTAAACTATTATTTGGAATCGCATTAGGTGTTTTGGCAGTAATATATGCACCAGAATGGTTGCCAGTTGCAAATGAAGTGGCATCAGATGCATGTAACCAAGTAGATAATTGGAGAGGATAGAAAAATGAATTCAAACTATAAGATAATTTTACTAGTAACATTGGCTGTAGTATGGGTAGGACTGAATGGTTGTGCTCAGATAAAACAAGATGTAATAGAACTACAGCAACATTTAAATGAGACTTTTTTTGGTGGAGGAGAAGGAGAAGCAGAGGCTGTAAAGGAAGAAGAATAAGTCAAAAGATACTTGACTTATTCTATACAATAGTATATTATAATAACAATTAAACATATATCAACATAAGGAGACACATATGTCGTTAAGTACACTTAAAAAGACCAATACTTTAGATAAACTGCTTGGTGAAGTTCAAAAGGAAAACGCACCACAAGAAAAGAAGTCCTATGTGGATGAACGGTTGTGGAAGCCAGAATTGGACAAAACTGGTAATGGTTTTGCTGTAATTCGTTTTCTTCCCGCAGTTGAAGGTGAAGATATGCCTTGGGCAAAGGTATGGAGTCATGCATTTCAAGGCCCAACTGGACAATGGTATATTGAGAATTCTCTTACTACAATTGGTCAGAAAGATCCTGTATCAGAATTGAATACTAGTTATTGGAATTCTGGTGTAGAATCTGATAAGGAGATTGCTCGTAAACAGAAGAGGAAGTTGCAATACTTCTCTAACATTTATGTTGTGAGTGATTCTATACATCCTGAGAGAGAAGGTAAGGTTTTTCTGTTTCGATATGGTAAGAAAATCTTTGATAAGATCATGGAGGCAATGCAGCCTGCATTTGATGATGAGGTTGCTGTTAATCCTTTTGATTTCTGGAAGGGTGCAAACTTTAAGTTGAAGATTCGTAAGGTAGATGGTTATTGGAATTATGACAAGTCAGAGTTTGATGCCATAACGCCATTGTTTGATAATGATGATGACATTGAGAAAGTGTGGAAACAACAGTATGCTCTAGCAGAGTTTACTGCTTCTACTAACTTCAAGTCATATGATGAGCTGAAAACTCGTCTTGATCTGGTTCTTGCTGGAACTACGAGAGTGGGGAATGTAACAAATCTTATAGAAGATGAGACAACTGTTTCACCAGTTGTGGATACTAAACCAGTAGAACCTACTGAGAATAAAGAAGATGATGATTCACTTAATTATTTTCAGAAATTAGCCGCAGACGGTTAAGTGTGAGTTAATCGGAGCCGGTTAGGGGTATATATGAAGTAACTAACGATAATACATCTCTTTTCTAGAAAGACGGAAAGTGCTCGATATACTCCGAAAAAGGGGAATCAAATTTGGTTCCCTTTTTTTTATGTTGCAGCATTAACTATATTAACTACAGGACTTGGATGTTGGAATGGTATATGAGCAACTGAAGTATTAGATTGATTTGTTGTATTAACACTTGTTATAGGTGCATTAGTCATTACTGTTTGACCACCACCCATTCCGTTTACACTATTTTGTAAACTTGCTTGTTGCATTTGTGCAGTTCTTTGTGCATTTATACTTGTTTGTGGATTTAATGATTGCATTAATAAATCTATATTTTGTGCAGCTTCGTTCCATTTAATGTCTTGTGAAGCCAAACCTTTAAGTATAACATCATTCCATGGCCCAAACTTATCAATTGTTCCCCCCATTATTGCTTTTTCAATAACAGGAGCACTCTCTAATAAATTTTTAGCAAAATTTTTCATTTTTATATTACCACTGAATTTTAGATCAGAAATTTTATCTAAACTTGTTGATATATTGTCAATTGCTTCTGACCCTTTTTCTAATTCAGTACTTAACATAATTAATGAGTTTACATCTTTTTTAATAGCATCATCATCAATATTTAATCCAGCAAAATTTTTCAAGTTTGCCATTGGATCGTTTTCACCACTACCGAATAGATTTCCAATACCACTTATAATATTTGTTAGAGTTTTACCAAAAGATTCTTTTATAGTCATTTCACTTAATGTTATCATTGCAGAGGAATATGCTTCTAACCCCTTTGCATTTGCTTCTATTTGAGTCACTTCTTTTGGTGTAATAACAATTTTTGCAAATTCCTTTAAATTTTCTAATGGGTTTGCTTTTTTAATACCAAATAAACCACCAATACTGTCAGCTATACCACTAACAAGA